AAAATCTAAGGATGCTGATAGGATGTTCAGCAATCTTGTCAGAACCATGAATAATAGCATGGACATCAAACGTCATAATAATTTTACCGAGAAGGAGGAGATACCATCATGGCTGTAAAATCACAGGAAATAAATGACCGCTTCGCTGTTTATCTAGGAGATTGTATTGAGGTCATGGATACGCTCCCGAATGAATCTATCCATTTGTCGATTTATTCCCCCCCGTTTGGAGGTCTATATCACTACTCATCAAATGAAAGAGACTTGTCTAATTCTGACAACTACGAAGATTTTTTCAAACATTATGAATTTTGCGTTAAACAAATATTCAGGCTGACAAAGCCCGGGAGGATGACTGCCGTGCATTGCTCCGATATTCCGACCAGTAATTCAGGTTGTGATCATTTACGGGATTTCCCCGGCGATATTATCCGCCTGCATGAGGATATCGGGTTTAAATATATGGCCAGGTACTGCATATGGAAAGAGCCTCTGGGGGTTCGCAATAGGACAATGGCTAAAAATTTAGCACATAAAACTATTGTCGATGATTCTAGCCGATGTTCTAACGCCGGGGCTGATTTTCTTCTTGTGTTCAGGCGAACTGGGGAAAATGAAATACCAATTGACCACCCTACTGGGCTACAAGATTACGCCGGGGAACGGGTAATGCCCGCCGATTTATTGAAATTTAAAAACTGGAAAGGGAAACAAACTGAAAACAGGTACTCACATTGGATATGGAGACAATACGCGTCATCTTTTTGGGATGATATAAGGATTGGTAATGTCCTCCCGTATAAAGAAGCTCGTGAAGAAGACGACGAAAAGCACGTCCACCCCCTGCAACTGGACGTGATCGAACGATGCGTCACCCTTTGGAGCAACCCCGGCGAGGTAGTGCTGACCCCTTTTCTGGGGGTAGGTTCCGAGGCTTATGGGGCTGTGAAATTAGGTAGGAAAGCCGTAGGTATTGAATTGAAGGAAAGCTATTACAACCAAGCGGTCAAGAACCTGAAACAGTCCGAACAGGCAAGAGAACCGATGAGCCTTTTTGATTAATATATCAGGGTATGTCAACATTATTTTTTAGGAGAAAATCATGAGTGAAGATGTTGAGTGCCCCTATTGTGGGGAATGGCAAGAAATCTATCATGACGATGGGCAGGGGTACGAAGAAGGGAAAATACACGATCAGGAATGCGATGATTGCGGGAAAACTTTCATATTCTCTACGAGCATTAGCTATTATTATGACGCTAACAAGGCTGATTGCCTTAATGGTGGAGAACACGTCTGGAAGATATTAGATGGGTATGCCAATTTCGGGCTTGAGATCAAGGTATGCCGCGTGTGCGAAACGACAGAAAGCAGTAAAATTTCTACAAATGAAAAGGGGCCAGACCGTTAAGCCTGACCCCCATCAAACAGGAGGGAACTATGAGTAATTCCAATAGTACACCTTCGGCAAAAAATGTCAACTTTTATTTTTAGGAGGGAATCGTGAACGACTTAAAATGGCGTCTGTGTTGCCGTGAATGCGGACAACCGTTTGGAGTATCCGGGAAGATCGACGAGGGCAATGAACTGCATTTAGTATGCCCAGAGTGCTTTGCGGAGTCTGCCGAGTGGTGGAAACGGGCCTTCGACAAGCACCCTGTAGTGAAGGGATGGGATATTGCCAGCACAAGTACTTGTGCGTTGAGTACGGACGGTAACTACCTTGACATAACTGGCACTACGAGGACAAAAATATGCGATTTATGAAAATTATCAGACCAGACTGCCCGGTGGAGCAATGGGGGCCGGATTTCACGCTGGATAAGGAAGGCCGATACGTCACCACGTATACAGAGGTGACAGCAGACGCCTACGGGCGATACTTCCAAACCATTGAATTTCCAAACAGCATCGAATGGTTTGAGCTTGTAGATGACGATTAATATATTACGCCAATACATTACAGGTCACTCCTTTATGGGAGTGGCCTTTTTGTTTGCCTAAACCCTAGGGCCAGACTCCAAGATCTCTGGATGCGCTTTAATGGCCTCCAGAAGGCACACGGTGAACTTTAGCGGTTGCATGAACACATAGTCACCCTGCGCCTTTTCATACCACACAGCGGGTTTTACGCCGTCAACGCCATATCTGTAGTCAAGGTGGACGCCCCATGAGTATATGCCGATGCCGAAACGCTCGGTGGTCTTATTGTAAACGATCAACGCCAGCTCAACGGCTGACAGACGGCGAAAGTGATTCGGGACTTTGGACTCCGGATCTGGGACAAGCGCGTGGAAGTCACAGGCTCGTCCTTTGTAGTGTAATGATCGTTTTGAGTGCCCGTCTACTGCATACCCGCCGTTGTAATGCACGATTACCTTAGCGTCTCCATATAGGCGTTTAATCTCGTCCCGGATCTCCACCATCGCCTCAATCAGTTCAGGGCACATATCCCACTCGTGCCCGGCGTCGACCTTGCCAAACGGTGGAGAAAACTCTGATTTAACGTAGCCCTTGATTTTAGACCAGTCTGTTTTCATACAGTCTCAATAGCTCCTATGTTTGTTGCGAATTAATTTATCACAATGTCTTTATTCTGATAAGCTACCGATCGGCGATAAGATCGGCAATGCCCCCAGCTTATGCCTTGTCTTGACCGCCTACAACGTACTCAGGCCGGAGGTGCATCTTTCTTTTAATCAATGCTATAAAGCGATCCACTGCCTCTTGCCGATGCTCTGGCTCAAGATCGGCGATTACTCCGGCGAGTTTTCGCTCCAGCTTCCTATCACATTCGCTTGTGTGTGCCATATTCACCGTCCTCCAGCGCATCTAACAATTTAAAGATTTTGCGCTTATTGCCTTCAACACGCTTTTCGTATCCTTCATCTCTCACATCGCCCTCAATAAACTCCTGACACTTCTCTAAAAATTCAAGAAGGTCAGCCTCTGGGTAATCGCTACAGGTGGCGATGCCTGCATCCATAAAGCTGCGACCAAAATCATTGGCATTGTTCTGTCGTTTTACCTTGAGCAAAATATCCATAGTCTCCTGCCTCCCTAAGCTTCCGTTATTTGAATTGGATATTGCGATTCGACCAGCTTCTTTTTGGTCGTGTACATCGCTGCTTTAAATCCCTTAACGTCCTCGAAAGTGACTTCGCCACCAGTCCAGAACACCATGAAGTCTAACAGATACTTTACGCCACCGCCAAGGTGAAAAGGAACTTGCCGGAGGAAGAAGTCCACTTCTCCAGCAAGCTTGAGCCTCTTTAGATCAATGTAGCGATTGGCCTCTTTGCGGGAGTGGAACTTGATGCCGTCAACTTCCGTGCTGGTGGCGTTGTATTTGCCTTTGCGGTAAAAGCGTTTCATTTGTGCTGTCCATCAATCGCCATAATCGCGCGCCCAATTATTTCTGGAATTTGGGGCACTACTGAATTGCCTAACTGTTTAAGTCTTGCCCCCCTGTTTTTAACTCCCGTCGCCACTCGTGGGATATCCGGCTCTATGTCGAAATGTCCGTCCAGCCAGGAGGAAACCCCATCAGCCACTCTACCCAATTCGGGTTCAAGGCCCCCGTTTTCTGTTCCGCATCTTGAATGGTCGCATCCAGATATCCCTTCCCCAGCCGATACTCGTGACTCTTGCTCCCCAAAGGCCCGACCCCCTTCCACTCGCTGGCTCTTGGGGTAGGCCACATCTTGACTGCTGTTTCCAGCGTGGCCCCCCACTTTGTCCCGTTCGCTGATATTCGGCTCTTGCCGTCTATTGCGACCGCTCCCGCTATCGCACCCGTGTGCGCTCCCCTTGGTGTCGCTGAGGGCGTGGGCCACATCATCGGGGCGTGTATTACAGCGTCCGTCAACGCCGTCTGCACCGGAAGCCCGGTTTTCTTGCTGTGCGGTTTGCCCACGCCACTCCAGGGCGCCCCCTCCGAATCTATCAACCCCCCGCTTTGAGTGATCTTGGCCGCAGATGGAGTGGGCCACAATCCAGACTCGTTTCCGCTCGTGCGGGGCTTGGACGGCGCAAGCTGGAATAACAAAGGACCGGACTTCGTAGCCTTCACTTTCCAGGTCAGATACCGTGCGGGCGAGGCCCATTGGCTGGTTAACAAAACCCTGGACATTTTCCCCAATAACCCACTTTGGCTTGATCTCGGCAATGAGTCGAAACATTTCAGGCCAGAGGTCACGGTCATCATTATGGCCTCCTTGCTTCCCGGCTGCACTCCAGGGCTGGCACAGCTACGGGAACCCTCCGCAAACAACGTCAATTGTTCCGGTGGGTTCCTCTGTGCCTCCTTTCGCTTTGTTGTTTTTATGCCATTCATGGTGACATTTCTGGCAAATCCATCTTACCGTTAAAGGTTTGTTATAATCGTCATGGTGCGCTTGTATCTTGCTCCTACCATCAGAAAACAGCCCGCCATCACCACACTCAGAACAAATTTGGGGGTTGACCAAGATCCCCTTTTTGACAGCCTTCTCAGCTACCCCCTGCGCCCTGTCGATTGCCTTGGTTCCCCTGTAGAAATGATTATCATCGCCATATTTCAGATTGGGCCTAAAAATGGCCCCCCGCCTTTGCAGTATTTTATGCATCGCCTGTCTAGTAATGCCATAAAATTCAGCACAATCCGCAATCGACAAACCCGCTTCATAAAGCCCAACAGAATTATTATACTTTTCAGACAGAACGTTTGACATCGTGACACCTCCGTTTTCCTCAATATATACAAGGTTGCCACCGCTGTCAACTGTTAGGTTTTTTATATCGTTATATATTGGCACATCAGGCCAATGTTTTTTTAGTACCAGTCGAGCCTTTTCGTCAAACTCACAAAATGCCACCGTCTCCATCCCCGCGCGGTGCAAGCCAAGACTGAAACCGCCGATACCAGAAAAGAGGTCGAGGACTTTCATTTGCTAATTAACCTCCGTCGCACAACTGGACAATATTCATCCACACATCCCCCAAACCCATCCTTAGGACAGCAATGAAATCCACACACGTTACACATGCGGAAATTCCCTGTGTTCTTCCCCGTCGAGCAAATGCCCGGCGCGTTTTTTGCCGACGAGGCGAACACCGACCGCATATTCTATCGGGCCTCCGTATGTTTCAATCACTTTACCGGTGGGGAAGAAATGCTCCTTCGAGTTTTTAGGACAGTCACCGAACCCCTGCTCGGTGAAAGCTACCCACTCCCCCCACTGTTTAAAAAAGAACGGAACTCCGGCAGAAGCGCACTGATCCCGGACGGAGCGCGCCCAGTCTGGGTGCATCGGCCTGGCTCGTTGGCCGGACTCTCCACCCATAATGATCCAGTGTAATTTGTGTGCGCCCACAAGCTTAATTTGCCGTTTTCCGTTATGAGTCCGGAAATCGCCTGTAGGCTCAAACCCCTCAAAAAGATGTTTTCTTAAATCCACCGGCCCCAGCGCAGGCTCGTAACTGACGAATCGGAGCGCGGCTGGAGTTTCCAGCAGGAACGGGATGCGCTCATCGGCGGTCGCCTGGTCCTCAACGCTGACACCGAGCCAGACGTTTGGATAAGGAAACGCAATGTCATTTATATCGACATCATCGCCTTGTAGTTCGCGTTCCTCCAGATAATCCAAAATCGCACTTGTGTCGTCAATAGCGTCTCGGATATCATCTCCAAACCTAAAGGGTGTATTTATATACTCCAACATCCGCTCCGGTCGCTTGGTCAGCACCTGGAAAGTGTGTTGCGGGGAAAGCGCCATAACTGCGAACACCCTGTTAATAAAATCATCGGGAACATCCTCGTGGAACAGGTCGCTCATGGAGTTGACGAAAATGCGGGATGACTTCTTCCAACGCAAAGGCTGGTCAAGCCGGTCTGCATGACATTGGACATCGGTGAATTTGCGATCACCCCAGAACCGATGCGCGTAAGTTTCGGCGTAGCAGTTTGCGCACCCCTGGCTGACCTTTGTGCATCCGGTCACCGGATTCCAAACCCGATCCGTCCACTCTATTTTTGATTTGTTCATTTTCAACCTTTCAGCGGGCCGATCTGGATTGGCGTGGATTGAGGTAAGCGGCAACCGCACATTCGATTTCTATTGCTTTAAGCCGAGGTTTTTTTGCTCCGATCACAGCACTCATCGCTCACCCCCCCCTCTTGCCTGCTGGCCTTGACCACCTCCCAGATTTCAGGTCTGCGTACTTGTCGCCAAGACACCACCACCACACGTCCAAGTCCGTGTGCTTGTGCATTTTTACCAGCGTGTCGAAGCCGGGGATTGACTTCCCCCTCATCAACTGCGATATCACGGGCTGAACAATCCCAGTGAGTCGAGACACCTCAATCTGTTTTAGGTTCTTGTGTTCGATCCAAGCCAGTAACCGCCTCGACATGGCGACACCATTGTGGATTTCCTTTCCGTTCTTTTGCTTCGCCATTTCCAATTCCTCCTATTTAAAAATTATCGTTCCAGACAGGCTCAAGATCTCGCTCTTGCTCTGCTTGTAGTGATATTTGCCTTGCGCTTTCATTCTCTACTCTTTCAGGCGTGCCGTCAATCGCAACGACTGGCCTGTTACCAACCACGTCCTGCCAAGGATCGCCACCTTCTGCGAGTATCCGCAGGCAGTGCTTGTTGTGTAATACATGCGAGGCGTGGAGTGTGTAGCCGTCTGGAGGAAGTGTTGGATTGATCGGGTTGAGGTTAACCGTTGACGTATTAGATAGCTTGCACGCCATGCACCGCCCGATATATGCCCGATGTAAGGCATCCTCGTAAACCAGCTTGCCGTCACCATCACACCACTTGCATTTACTTTTCGGAGGAGCAACGAAAGCGGTTTTGTTTTTTACCTCGTTTTTCGCCTCTCTAAAAACTCCGAACGTTGGGAAATGCTCACCAAACTGCAACTTGCCTACAACACTCAGATATTCGTTTCTACTCAAGTCCTTGGCTATTTTATACCAGTATTCCATGTTATCATCTTGCACTTTCCGACCGAAAGCGGCACAAATAGCTTTCATCCCTTCCTCAAAAACTTTATAGTCCAAGTTCATCGTCGCCCCTCAATCTGCTTTGTTGCGTTTGCGTATCCCTCATATTTTTTTGCCTTGTCCCGGATGACCGCCACTGGATTTGTGCCCGGGTAAAATTCTCTGACTTCTTTGACGATCTCCAAAACCGCACTTTCAAAATGCGAAGGCTCAAGGTCTTTCAGGCACTCCATCCACACCCTCGCCTGTGGGCTTTCCAATCTGTCTATGAGGTTGACCGATGCCAACATCAATAACCCCTTTTTGAGATCCGTCTCCGTCAACATCGTCACCCCCTCCAAGGTCTAAATTGATTATGCTCTCCAGTGCTTTGCCCGCCCTCGTTGGCTTCCCCGCTGGCTTGGTGTCTGCGGGGGGAACGTAGTCAATCCAATCCCTCCAATTGTTAAACCAAGTGCTAGCGTTCTGCCATTGCAAATTAGATTGCCCGTTATTGCGCCTCATTTGGACGTAGGCCTTATATTTTTCCAAAGCCACGCCAATGCTCGCATAGTCCTCTAAAGTGGCAACAGAGGCGTTATAATGTCTGATAGATGCCTTCTTGCCGACCTTGTGTGGATATTTGTCCCATATTTTTTCAAAATCCAATTCAATATTATGTCTCTCCTCTTTCTCTGTCTCTTGTTTATATGCCTCTGTCTCTGCCTCTGGCGGTCCATCTTGATATCGCTCTGATATCATGTTGATATCATGCTGTACCACAAAGCTTGTAAGCTCTTTTAAACAATCGTTTATCTTCTTTTCCGTCAACCTCAACCGGAACGCAATCTCCGGAATCGGTGGTAATGTACCGTCCTGACCTTTTGACTCCGATGCCAATATCCACAACCCAATCAAGACCCTGAAAGAACAATCTGATATCATGTTGATATCATGCTGATCTAATATGGATCTGTGTAGCTTAATCCAAGGCGGGTTCCTGTTTTTAAAATGTTGGAACTGTTTCCAATTCTTGATTTTTAGCATATTTTGCCTTATTAATATTGCACTGGTTATATATTAAGTGAGTGTCCGAAAGAATGCAATTAATTTTTCACAAATTCGCCATAAAGACATCGAACGTGTCCTGTCCCTGGGATGAATAATTTCTTTCCGATCCGCTTCTGTCAAATAAAACTTAGTTATTTTAATCTATTTTAAAGTATCCGGCTAGGGGCTGGTGGCCTCCCCTGCAACCGCTCCGAACGGTTTCAATGTGCTCTCTCAAGGCCAGCCCCTATAAGGACAAATATCACTGTTCATGAAAATTACATATTTCCAATCTAGAAGTGATTTCGACATTACAATTTAAATACATCAGCTCCGCTTTTG